ACCGAGTGGCGCGCGCTGGTCAACCCGCCCCCGAGCGGCACGACGGCTCAGCGCCCGACGAACCCCGTGGACCTGGAAGAATTCTGGGACACGAGCATCAACGCACTGATTCACTGGGAGCGCGGCTCTTGGCGAACCGTTAGCGGAAGCCCGGGCGACATCAAGTTCGTGGCGCAGTCGCTCCTGTCTGACGCACTCACTTTCAATCCCGGATGGCAGTATCTCGGTAAGGATGACCAGACCGTCCGTGGAAAAGTTTTAGGTGTCGCGACGCAAGACGGCACCGACGTGTTCGCGACCGACAGCGGCATCACGCCCCGCGACTCCGGCGAACAAGACGGCTCCGAGACGGTGGTCCTGACGTCCGCGCAAATCGAGCAGCACACGCACTTGACGGGACACGCGACCGCGCTGCACTCCGGCAACACGGTCCAGCTACACCGCGGGAAAAACGCGGACACCATCAACCTCCCGCCCATCATCCCGCCGAATTATTTCGAGGTGAACGGCGACGGCGGAAGCGACGGGACACACGACGGCACGGCAGGCGACGGGCCCGCTGGGACGCAGCTCATCACGAGCCGCCAGCTTTCTCTCACCGATTGGGGCGACTACACGGGCGTGGCCGAGGGACACCCGAATATCCAACCGACCGTTTGGTTTTGGTCACTGGTGAAAGTATGAGCTGGAAAGAACTTCGAGTTCAAACCTTCGAAGATTTTCTGCCGAACGCCGAGGCGTATCGGGACTTTTTGGCTGCCCAAGAGTTCTACAACATCCGGCACAGCGACGGAGAGATTTACAAGCACGTCAACGTCCGCCCGCCGAGCGAGATTCGGCCGCACCTCGAGGCCGGGCTGAAAAAGCCGGTGACCATCGACCTGTGCCTCGCGCGCATGAACTTCGCGGACGAGCTGCCGAACAACGCGATTCACACGGACGAATCCTTTTCGCCGTTCGCCTACATCCTTTACCTGAGCCGCCCGCAGGACTGCAAAGGCGGGACCGCGTTCTGGATTCACCGAAAATATCAGTGGCTCGGGTTCCCCACGGACGGAGACGTTCTCAAGACGGGGAAGTCCAAGAAGCGAATCTACGAGATGCTCCGCGAAGACATGCAGAATGCCGACGCGTGGGAGCAGGTTCATTTCGCGGAGATGAAGTTCAACAAGTGCATTTGTTTTCCCTGCTCACAGTGGCACAGCCGCTGGCCGTTCGAGGCGTTCGGCAACAGCAAGGAAACGGCCCGGCTCATCAACGTAGGTTTCTTTGACGTGCAATCATGAAAGTCACACCGCTACTATTCGAACAGCTCCCGTTCCTGTTCCCGATTGGGCACGCGTTCACGGATGAAGTGGGCCGGGCGGACTTCAACGAAGGCGCGTTCCTCGGTTCTTGGAGCCCGCTCATGGAGTCGGGGGTGGGGGAAATCCACGCCATCTGGAGTTCGGGCCCGGTCACGCGCGACCAGAAAATCATCGCGGTGCTGGGTGCAGCGTTCTCCCCGGACATGTTCTCCGGGCGGATGACCGCCACGGAGCTTTTCTGGTATGTGCTGCCCGAGTTCCGGAAAACCGGCGCGGGATTGATGCTCCTCGACCACTTCGAAGAGCGCGCCGAAGCACGCGGGTGCAGCGAGATTTTGATGGTCCACTTCGCCCACATGGGCGCGAGCTTACAAAAGCTCTATGAGTCGCGAGGATTCTCGCTGCTCGAGCAGACATTTCGGAAGGAAAGCTAACATGGGAGTTGTCACCGCACTTGTAGTTGCAGGAGCCGCCGCCGCGGCAGCCGCTGGGTCCGCCTACGCGAAAAAGAAAGCCGCCGACAAGGCCGCGGGCGCGCAGAAGACTGCCCTCAAGGGCCAGAAGAAAATCCTCAGCGAGGAACTCGGCTACGACAAGGTGCAGCAAGCCTCCGTCGATGCGGAGCGCAACCGCGCGAAGGAACGCATCCGACTACAGGAAGAAATCGACCCGGAGTTGGCGCAGATGCGGCAGCTCGGCAAGCAACAGCTACTCGCGCAGGCTCAGCAGCCCGAAGCGAGCCGCGAGTCCGTCCAGGTTGCCAAGCAACTTTTCGAGGAGAACATCAAGCCCAGCGAAGGGCTCGAGAAGCTCAAGGACCAAATCATCGGCAAGGCGCAGGAAAAGCTGGCGCAAGGCGCTACCCTCCCGCCCGAATTTCAGGCTGAACTGGTCCGCGCAGGCGTGAGCCAAGGCGCGCAGGCCGGACTCAAGCCCACGCAGGGCACCGTCGGCGGACGACTCTACCAAGCACTCGGCAGCGCGGGCGTCGCGCTCGAAGCCCAGCGCCAGCAGGAAGCCCAGAGCCTTGCGGGCACCGCCGCTGGTCTCCAGGAGTCGCGCGCGAAAATCCTGTCCTCCATTTTCCCGACCATCAGCCAGAGCGAAGCGACGCAACGCGGCATCGCGGCGTCCACGTTCGGCATCGGCGACCAGAACCTCCCGCAGGCCGGACTCACCGGCGCAGAAGCGGCCAACCTGCAAATCAACCGGGGCAACGCGCTCATGAAGATTCGCGGCCAACGCGGCGCAGTCTCCGCGCAGCAAGCCCTCGCGCAAGGCGAAGCAAACGCAGCCTACATCGGAGCGGCAGGCCAGTTCGCCACGTCGGCTCTCGGCGCATACGGTGGCAGCCTCGGCGGGCCCAGCGCAGCCTCTGGCGGCGTGACGACCGACCAAGCGATTGCGAATCTCCGAAAAGCCTACTAACCTTTTATGCCCGGAATCGCAGACCTAGTCCCAGCCCAAATCCAGTCCGCAGGAATCGCGGGCACCGTTGACACGCAGCCGCCCGTCAACGTGTCTTCGCTCGGCCACCTGCCGGAGTTCCAGGATTTCATGAACGCCTACAAAACGGGCGTCATCACCGCGGAAGACATCAAGCGCCGCCAAGCAGTCGGCACGTCCGGCTACGAGGCGGAGGCCGCGCAGAACGTCGCCGCGAAAGCGGGCGCAGAGCAGGCCACCATCGACATCAACGAAGTGCGCCCTCTCCAACGAGAACTCGCGAAGGCACAGACGACGGGCGGGACCACGCAGCAGACTTTGCTGAACCAGTTGAACGACCCGGACCCGGCTGTCTCCGTCCCCGCCCAGGAGGCCTTCGTTAAACGGACGCGGCAGAAGGAGGCGATTCAGGTTTTCGGGACGGCGACACCGCAGCTACAGAAGGTCATCCCACAGGAGGTCCCCGACTTTGACAACTGGGTGGCCCAGCAAGTGAACGACTATCTGCCCGGTGCCAACACGCCCGAGGCAGACAAGGCTCGTGCGGTTTACGAGACCAACCTCCGCCTGCGAGGCGAAAAGGGCGAGGAGTATCAGGCCCTCGTGAAGGCCGCGAAAAACCACATCGTGGACCTCACGCCCGGAACGCCGCAATACGACCACGAACTCCGCGACCGAGTTCAGACCCACATCTCACACGAGGCACTCCAGCAGATTCAGTTTGAAACTCTCCGCGAGTTCGGAAAGGCGCAGGCCAAGGTTGCCGCAGAAGGAACGCCAGCCACCGAGCACGTCGTCAAGGAATTCAACCCCGCAACGGGCAAGGAGGAGGACACGGTCGTCCGCACGGACAAGCGAACCGGGCAGGTGCTCTCGAAGACCGTCGTTGGCGCGCAACCTCCGAAGCTCACCGAGACGCAGGGCAAGGCCGCGAGCTTTGCCGCACAGATGCAGCAGGCCGAGGGAATCCTCGACGGGCTCGGGCAAGACTTCGACCCCGCCGCGTTCTCCACGACCGCCCAGGGTTTTCTGCCCAACCGTTTCAAAACGGACGAAGCTCAGCTCTACAACACGGCGAAGAAAAACTGGATTACCGCTGTGCTCCGCCAGCAGTCCGGAGCGGCCATCGCGAAGCACGAGTTCACGCGATACGAGCAGCAGTTTTTCCCGCAAGACGGAGACTCCAAGGACGTCATCCAGCAGAAGAAACTTCTGCGCGACGAGCAGACGAAGCTGATGCAGTTGCAGGCCGGTCCCGCGGGAACGACGCCGACGAGCGGCACCCCTTTTTCCGGGGCCCCTCCGTCT